TATGTTGCTCTCGCGGATGAGCAACGCAGTCGCGCCCGCAAGGTATATACTTTGAAGTTCCCGCAGTTGCAATGCCGTGGGTTTGTTACCGCCCGCCTTGCACTCAATCGCTATGAAGTGACCGTGCAGACAGCCTACGATATCTGGGATACCAGCACGGCCAAAGCCGTTGCTCGGTGGGTAGAAGTAGTAAGCGCCGTACTGCTTGAGTAACGCCGTTACCTTGTCCTTGACTTTCTTTTCTGGTGTTTGTGCCATGCCTTAAATATAGCGGCACAGCTAGACTATGTCAAGGCTTTTTTAAAAAATATTTTGTAGGTGGAAACACTAATAGGGTTGCGGATTCGTCGACAACTTGTCGATGTGTCCAGACAAAAAAAGACCCGCACTAGGCGGGTCAGTTGGTTGGTTAAGTATGGTCTACAACAGCGAAGCAGTCTCCGTTGTATCTGTAACCTACGTCGAGCACAAGCTCGTTGTCTTGCATAAGCTGGAGCACAGATATGTGATTCTGTGTTTGTTCAGATAGCTCCTCAAACGCGCTGAACACAGCAGTCCTGTTGTCTTGCGACACAGCAGTCCCGCTGTCTTGCGTATCCTGCCGCCAATGTATGTAACCTCCGTTGTGTGCGCGGTAATATCTATACGGCATGTTAGCCATGTGGTTGGCAAGCCGATACTCCGACATTGCATTGTGATATTTGGCCGAAGTAAATGTTGGCTCTACATCTCGCTTCAATTCGGGTGGTATCTCCATGTTGTTGAGATGTAAGTACAGATAGTGATGCAAGTCAATAGTCCTGCCCACCAAATGGCCCGACGCTATGGGCCTACGCAAGTCCATCAGTGTATCCCTCATTGAGTTGCTCACTGTGTTTTCAGTCTGTTCCATCAACTCATTCATATTCTGTGGAACGAATACACGCTTGGCTGTGCGTACGGCCACATCCAGTTTGGCGGTCTTCGTCACGTTCTGACTGCCGCGCTCATTGTTGATGCGCCATGAGTTGATACAGTACACAAGCTCAGACCCACTGGTACGCACGTACCGCACGTCGACGGATATGGAGCCGAGAAGCTCCGAGCCGCAGTGCACGTTGAGTTTGTAGATATAACGCAGCCCGTCCACACGTTCGTTGAAATTGCCACGCCCGCGAGGGCGAACGCTCGACAACCGCTCGCGCATTTGTTCGTCTATGCCTTTGGTACCGATCGTGTAGGTTGGATTACGCAGGGCGATCTTATCCACCAGCTCCGAGAGGAACGGGTCGACAACGAACCCTGTATGAAGTTGTATGTTTGCAAAGTTTGCCATGTTGTCACCATTGAAATTTGTTGAGAATATTTTGCACATCAGTCTTCAGCTCAAGCCGCGCACTCGGCATCGCCCGCAAGTCTTTGATGTCAGTGCTTGTCACCGCCTGCTCAAGCATACGTCTCGCTTTCTCCAGCTCAGGGTCTTTCGTCACATTCAACCGAGTCAGCAAGTCGCAAAGCTCTACGGCGTTGTCGATGATCGAGTCACGGAAAATCTTACGATCACCGTCCTCGTTGTCAGTCAGTCGCTCAGCCATGCGATTGAGCATGGTGTGCAACCTGTCCCACGGGTCACGCATCGCCTCCGCTAACTTGTCGCTGAACATCTTCTCGTACTGTTCTTGCAAGTCAGCCTTGATGCGGGCCTCGCAGTTGATGCGGAAGTCACCACTCTCTGGCACAGGCAGGAAGTTGTACTCGAACTTGAACCTACGGGGCAACGTCTCTACATCAGGAAACTCGTCGGCCTTGTACCACTTGCCTAGCTTGAACGCCTGATCGTTCTTGAGTTGCGGGTAGGCGGCAATGAAGTCACTGACCAACGCAAAGTAGTTGGCCTCCATCGTTGCAAGTTGTTCCCGATACTTGAAAAAGTTCTCCATCGGCAGTAAGCCAATGCCCTTCATCCAAGGCAGGGTCTGCGTACCGTTCCACGCACGACACTTGGCCGCATACTTCTCTATCTTCTTGAGATGGTCACTGCCCGCCATTAGGTACTTGTACACCGAGCCCGAGTCTTGGTCGGCTTCCTTGGAAGTATTGATCTCCATTGTGGTTTCGTTGTCACGCTTACGCGCAGTCCACGTACTGATACGCAACTCGACCAGCATTGCCATTGATGACAATGACATGGGAAGTACGTTTGCGTTAGCGCCGGGGTTGGTGACCGTAGTCGTATTCTCTAGCATCATGATATCCTCTTGAAAGTTTGAAAGTTAATTAACGGACTTATCGACCGAATGTCGATAATTCCTCGAAGGTTGGCAGCTTGTAGCTGTTGAAGTACTTGGCGTTTGTGCGGCTCGGTATCTTGCCATCGGGTAGACGCACAATCTCAAACACCTTGTCACGGTGCAGGTGTGATGCGATCTCTTGCAGTACACGGTCGGCCTCGGCAAACTTGAGTTTGTAAACCTCCTGCCTGTACATATACTGCCCGTAGCGTAAGGCGATAACTTTCATGGCGCTCACCCAATCCTCGGCGTTGTCGCTCGTCACCCACTTGTCCAGCACAGCGCAGTGGTCAGTGCAGAACCCCGCACAGCGGTAGTTACTGTACGGTGCTCTCCACAACCGATTGATTAACTCGCTCAGTGCGTAAGAATACGGCTCGTTATTCTTACTACGCTTGTCACGTTCCTCCTCGACCTGCTTGTATGTAGCCACGCCCGCTACGCCGCTGAACATTTCTTCAATGTAATGGCGCTCGTCATGCGGTATCTCGTTGGTGATTGCAGTCACGATCGTTAGCCAATCACGGAACGGCTCGTACTTCTTCATCACTTTGTCGAGCACGCCCCTGCGTTTACGGAACGCATACGCAACAGGCTTGTTGAGAAAGAAATACTTGTCGCCCACCTTGGAGAACTTGAACACATCCCCCGGCTGCATCAAGTAACCCTTGTCCCCGTACATCAAGAACAAGCGAGTCTTTACCCACTTCATACGCATAGTGTTAGGCAGGAACGGCGTGATGTTGTCTGGCGTGAACGCAGAGTAGTAAGTTGGGCAAAAGACCTCAAACGTGTCGTCTGCGTGCCACCGCACGAACGGCTTGCTAAAGAAGCACAAGTCGACGGTGTCGTCGTCGGGCATGGCCATGCTCGCCATATAGTGATGACGGCGGCTACCCAAGGGCCGAATGTTGTTCGGGTTGCCACGGATAGGGGGCGTGCCCGTGTACCATTTCTTTGCCTGTGCAAAGTCGTGCAGTCTTCGCACGCATGCTGTGTTGTATCCCATTTCAGTTTCCTCGTTTCAATAAAGCGCGTTGAATAATAGACATGCCTTCTGACAGCGTGCCCAAGTAATGCAGTCTCTTGAACTGCTGTAACGTCAGGTTCTCTCCTGATCTACTCCCAATCTTTGGATGCTCTTCTTTCACATGGACAACTCGTCCACGTTCCTTAACCAATAAAGGCATAGTGTTCTCCTTGGATTTACCGACAAGCTGTCGGCCATTCCGTTTCGTTGAAGTACAAGGCGATCAAGTGACGAATCACCTGACCGTTCGTGGGTTTAAACCCAAGCGATGCAGTCAACTCCCCGCGCACGTCCTGTAACAGGTCGAACGTCTCGCGGTTCAGGTTGATTGCGTACAGGCTTTCTTTCATGGGTTCTTCTCTTTCTCACGCATGTTTGATTCCACTTCCATACGCAGTGCGCCGTGAAACGGAGTGATCGATGCCGACATTGGGTTCACCTTGCGGTAGACCACAAAGTCAGACGTACCCTTGCGCCACTCAGTGCCGACGGTCACAGCCGCGCCTAGTATCTCAGCCACACGCATTGCCTCGTCCATCGAGAGCACGTACCGCCCGCTCTCCACGTTCAGAATAACTTCGTCTTCGTAGTTCATGTGAATATCTCCTCGATTGATTCGCAATTCCAATCTGAGTCACTGATGTTGACGCAGTTGTGCTCGATGTGCTGCCACGCTTTCTTCTCAGCTTCGTCCTCGCTCTCAGCCTCCACCGTGACGGTGATGTAGCTCGTGCGTTGCAGTTCTACTTCGTACGTTTTCATACTTACTCCTTCACATTGACAAGCTGGCCACGGGGTGGCGTGTAGCTATCGTTGCCGATGATGCACCACAGCACCGGATACTTACCCCCGACCCAGTTCGCCGGTTCACTGTGCATATGCCCATCCGAGAGAATGACAAGCGCATCAGGGGCTATGCCGTTCTCTTTCATGAACACAGGTACGCAGTCGGGGTCAGTGCCGCCACCACCCACAGGGTTGGTGCGTTTCACGATGTCACCCTTCGCGCCCGTATAGGTCTCATGACCTGCTACTTCAGTATCCCAATACATCACATCGACGCGATCTGGATTCACGTCTTTGATGATCTTGTTCAACTCCGACAGGAACGCATCCAAGATCGGCCCTTGTATGGAACCCGATGTATCGAGACCCACAGCCAAGTGCTTGATGCGCTTGCCCATGATCGACGGCAGGATGATGTCTTGCCACAGGTAGTTCTTGTGAGCCTTGCGCCATGACGGAGAATCACGATCTTTCAGGCTGGTCTTGATGAACCTACGCAACACCTCACGCCAGTTGACCTTGGGTGTCAGCATCTCTGCCATCTCGCGGCTCATCTTGCCACCGACCTTGCCCGCATAGATACCGCCTTGCCGCAGGGCTTGGTCGATGTCGTCAGCAAGTTCTCGCTTCTCCTCCTCGGTCATGCCATCAACTGCTTCCTTCCAGTCATGCTCGTCAAACCCGCCATGCCCGGACTTATCGCCATCTTGACGATCTTTCCCTTTGCCGCCGACTCCACCTTCGTCGCCGCCGTCTTCACCTTCCTCACCTTCTTCGCCGCCCTTTTCTTTCTTCTTCTTGCGCAGGATATCAAACACTTGGCGTGTATCCATCCCACGATACGCAGGGTCGAGCAAGCCCATCACCTTACCGTCTAAACGGGGTATGGCGATCAGCTTCTCGTTCGGGTCGAGGTCGACGAGCTGAATGTTGATGACGTAGTCACACGCATGATTTGCACAGTTATGGTCGATGTCATGCAACGATTTCCACGTTGTTAGGTGGCGGTATGCCTTGTGCATATTCTCATGCAGCACAAGAAAGGCAAGCTCCTTGTCACTCAACCCATTCACGAACTCGCGCCCGTACTGTGCGTCACGCCCGTTGGTGCGGGCAGTGATCGGCAGGTCGACCACGCTCGTCTTGCCCACCATGAACAAGCCCGCGAACAACGCGAACTCAGACGAGCGCATGAGGCTAACGTGTACCAACTCTATGCGCTGTTCAGCGGTTAGTTTCTTAATCATTTTGTTATCCTTTCAAGCCAGCAAACATATACTGATTCTCACGAGCCCACGCTACGAACGCAGGATGAGCAAGCGCCCATGCCTTCTGCGTCTTGACTTCAAGCAAGCTGTTGATGAACAACGCTTGTGCTTCTTTCGGCATACGCTTGACATAGCGCATCCATGTACCGAACGTCTCCCGTTTGGTAGCAGTCACGGCCTTGAACATCAAGATACATTGAGCCGCAGGGCTGGTCGGAACCACAGCACCATCGGGGTCACGCTCGATAGCGTCACGGGTCGGGAGCTGATCGGCAAGCGTGATGTATGCTTGCAAATCACGAGACGCAGAGATACCCACAGTGCCATCGAGCGCCGCAATCAACGAGTTCTGTGTGATGCGATCACGAACGCTAACCCAGTGCGATGCTTTGAACAACGAACGAGGCGAGACAAACGCAACCTGCGATGCGTCCGACGGGTTGAAGATATATGGATTCTCTTTCTGTCCACCGTCCATGTACGATGCCAAACAGTGCGGATACTCGGTGACCCACGCCATGATCTCGGGGGCCACGCCCGCATTGCCCGCCCACACCAGCCATTCTTCAGCAGTGGGCTTCATGTAGGTCATCCACGTCTGCCTGTTACGAGTGTGCGCCTTCGCACTGTCGCCTACTCCGTCCCCGTCCATGTTGCCCGTTGTGAACACGATAGTCTCTGGGTGCAGGTTGAATGTACCCAAGCGGCGTTCGTGCAACAGCGGGTGTAGCGTGTTACGCACATAGTCATCGGTCTTGGTCCACTCGTCGATCATGATGATCTGCGGCACGTTGAGATGCAAACCAAAGTAATCGGCAGGGTAGAAGTCCAGCGTACGCGAGGTGTGGTTGGGGATGGGCATGCCCGCCTGACCCACATCGGTGTTCGGCCCGTCGATATAGACTTTACGGAACCCTGTACGTTCAACCAGTACATCCTGAATAGCCGTCTTGCCAACGCCCGGCTCGCCTTGCAGGTGAACGCTGTTGTGGCCCGAGTTGAGAAGCAAGTCAACCGTTTCTGTGAAGTTGACGCGGCGGGTGAATTTGATATCTGACATTTGATTTCCTAATAAAAGAGTGTTGCCCCATACGGGGCGGTTGGCGGAGTCATCGACACCATGTCGATTAATCCGATCGGGTGGCTTTCTGGTTGGTGTCTTTTAGTGTCTGGGGTGCAGACGCCTCGGTCACCAACATATACGGCCCCTTGCCATACGGCTGAACAACGCACCAAGATGCGCGTTCGGTCTGTGCGGCTTCTTCGCCGCAAAACAAACAGAGTCGGTAGCCCAAGGCCCACCGCTCTGAGTGCATGTCATCACCGCATTGTGTGCAGTGACGCCAATTCATGTCGTCGGCTGCTACGCCAACGTCATCGTATTCTCTAGCTATGTATCTCATTCGATTTCCCAAAGTGAATAGAGCCATTTACCATTGCTGATCTGGTTCCAGTACAGCGGCGTGTAGGGTATACCCGCCCGCTTGGCTTCGGCAGTGGCAAAGATGCAACCCATCTCAAGCACTGCCCGCTTGACGGTGGGCTTGAATTCCATCCAATCGCAAGCCATGTACTCGCGCAGGTTCATTCTGAATGCGCTCTTCATTACGGTCTCCAGTAGTACAGGTCGAGCAGCACAACGATGATGCACAACAGGAACACAACACGCTCGAAGCGTTGGAAGGGTGTGAGTTTCATGCCAGCTCCTTGGTGCGCTTGTTCATGTACTCGATGACCATAGCGGGCGTGTACTTCAAGCCCGTGTTGCGGTCGAAGGTGTTGACGTTGGGGATGAACGCCTGAGATGCAAACTCCGCCAGCTTGCTGAGCAACTCGTAGTCGGTGATGAGATGGTTAAGATGCAACTCAACGATTGGTTTGCATTGCTCGATGAGGCGAGCGTTGTGCTCGTCATGATTGAGGGTAGTCATAAGAACTCCAATAAAGAAGGAACAAAGCGGACAAGTCGACAGGCTGACGAAAAGTCCGCTGTACGCTAGCGAGTAACACAATCGTTAACTCATCTAATGTACAAAGTACATTATAGCATACTAATTAGACTTTGTCAAGGGGCTGTCCGTGTTATAGGCACCTCGTCCGCTTTCTGGGTTACTCGTCCCAATCGGCAATCATCTTCTTGATCTTGGCTTTCTTTCGCTCCTCGATGGCGGCAAAGATTCCCGTGGTCATCCACTCGTCCGATTCTTTCTTCAGTGCGGCTTCTTCTTCCTCGGTGCGCTCTGCCCGCTTGGGGGTCAGGCGGCTTGAGAGAACCAGAACGGGCGCGGTGGGCTCGTCGCTTGCTACGGATCGGTGAGCGTTGGAGATTTTTTGCTGGAGTTTGGATGCGGGGAGCTTCTGGCAATCGAAGCCCGCTGATGCTGCCGCTGCAATCAGGAGTTTGATCGTGGCGGGTCGAGTTGGGCTGGTCTGCGAGATGACCGCCTCGGATGGAAGCATATGGCGGATTTTCTCCTGATCGGGGAGGAGGCCCGTGTAGAAGCCCGTCCCGTCTTGCCCGCCTTGCCTCGTCCGGTACTCCACCACTTTGCGGCTTTCGGAATGATGGTAGGGGTTGACGCAGTTGGGGGTGTTGCACCACTTAACGAGCCGTCCCGATGCTGGAAGGAACCTACAGGTGATGAATAGGGCACGAACGATGGTGGTCGTTTGCAGGGCAACGGCAAGGGGCGAAAGTGGGGCAAGACATGGGTTATCTATAGAAAGTCCGTGTTTGTGCCTCCAGATGAAGCAGCCGTCGACGACATCGCAGTTGTCGATCAGGTCGTCAGCGTTGGCGAATTTGAGCTTTCTTGGCATGATGGCGTCCTTTAGCAAGGTTATATTAAGAGGGTCAATGCGGATAGCAAGACTGTACGAACACACTGTGTTTTATACTGACTTTCTATACCACAGTCAGATGATATGGGCTGTACAGAGAGATGTCAAGGGGTTGAGCCGTTTAAATACAAAAGAAAGAAACGGATTGAGCTTTTTTTGGAATTGAGAGAGAGGGAAGATTTTTTTGGCGATGGGCGGTGCGGGGTCGGGTGGGGTCGGGGCTTGGAAAAACCTTTTCTCTCAATCTCAAAAAAAGACTAGTCCCTCTTATATTATTTATCTTTTAAGATAGAAGAAGAGAGAGAAACCTAGGAAAATCAAGGACTTGCGAAAATTCGGGATAAAAGGTCGATATAAGCCACAGAGGTTAAATACAGTCTTGCTATCCGCACGCACCTTTTTAGGGACTTTCTATAATTGGGCATTGCGTTGCTAGGTGGGGAAAGTAGTTTGCTCTTATTAGGGCCATGCCCGCTATTACTATCCAAAAAGTCATCAATCATGCCCAATACTTGACTGATTACACACCAAGCGAGGCCCCTTGCGGGCGTAGCGGGCGTGAAAACGAAAACCTAATGCTTCAAAGACAAGTCGACAGGGCTGTCGATGTGTCCATGCCCGCCATGCGGCTTGGACTAACCCGTTGCTCGGACTGGCCCGTTGCGGGGGAACTGGTATCGGGCGGGCAGAGCCACCGCTAGGCCAAAAAAAAGCCCGCCACGCCGAAGCGTAGCGGGCGAAGCGAAAGGGGCCGAAGCCCCGTGGGTTTAGCTAAGCAACATCAAGACTTGATACAGCATAGAGTCAGCATCATCCGTGCCCGCTTTGGCTAACTCTTTTACGCGGGTAATGATCTTGTCAGCAGTGGCCTTGCGCTGGTTTTTCTCGGCATCCAATTCCACAGAATTGCGCCGCTCAAGTTCTTTCGCCAGTTTCTGAGCCTGAGCAATCGACTTGCTATCTCCCTTGCGCAGATGAGCATCACGCAGATCGAGCAACTCGCCATCACCAAACTCGGCGAGCTTTTGGATTTCCTCAGCCCGCTTCGCCGCTTTGCGCTCAGCATCTTTGGATTCGGACTTAGGCTTGACGAACTCGAACGCTGAGCCAATGCGATTGATCTGACGCTCCCAGATTTTCTGAGCCGCATCGTCAGACTTGCCCTTGTCGATAGAGCCAGCTTTGTGCTGATCCCGAACCCACATGAACACCTCATACGAAGCGCCCTTGATAATATCGTGCAGGTTTGAATCGAGCACATCTAGTGCTTGCTTACCCTGAGCCATCAGCGACTCAGCCGCCAAGGTTTCTTCACCGATGGTGAAGATTGTGTCCTGCAACTCGACAGCGGGACGGTCGCCAATCATCAAGACAGCGGGCGAAGCGACAGCAGAGGTCGCAGTGTTAGCAGTATTTGCCATGATCTTTTCTCCAATATAGAAGGTAGGCAGAAGCGCCACGGACACATCGACATCGTGTCGACTTGTCCGACAGGGAAAGTGATCGCTTTCCCCATGTATGTATAATATCATTCTGGTATACTTTAGGGTAATTTTCCACAGCGATTGAATGATGATGGATTCGGATTCGCCTTGCCCGCTTCGGATAAATCGCCCAAAAAAAATCGACTTGTCTCCGGCTAGACCGTTGGCAGTTCGAAAAAAGTCCGTCTCCGGCTGACCCACCGGAGGGGCACCACCCAAATATAGGCAACGGAGAGTCCCGTCACACATACACAGTGTTCCGCGCAAACGATTAGCAAAAATTAAAATCACTTAGCAAAAATAAAAAGGCTTAGGGTTTACCCCACCCCCTCAATATAGAAACACCCCCCGTCAAGGTACCCCGAGCGGGCGAGGCGGGCATAGTTATTTTTGTCACCCTAACCGGCTAGGGTGACGGGGTTAAAAATCTGTGTTACATTCCGCCCATCTACATGGAGTGCCTTTTTCCTCTATGACCTTGCGAATCACGCCTGAAAAAACTGTGCCATATCCGGATAGCCTCGAACCGGAGGTGGCGTCGACTCTGCGCGAGAACATGCAGATCGCTGCCAACACGGCAGCGGTGTTGGAGGGCTTGGGTGCAGATTTCGACGATGATGCCGCTGCCGCCGATGAAGCCAACGAGGTGTTCAAGAACTTTGCCGACCTCGCCGCGCAACAGTTCAACGAGGCGATGCAAGAGCCGCCGAAGAACAAAGGCGGACGCCCGCGCAAACATCCACTGCCCTCTCTGACGATTGACAAGAACCCGATTTCGCTGGAGCGCCCATCTGTCGCTGCCCGCATCGGCACAATGCTCAGCGAGTACAACAATCAGTTTGTTGCTGACGCTGCACAAATGCGCTTGGTCGTGACGAACAAGTTACTCGACTTAGCCAGCTGCGGTGATCCAAGGATTGAGATCAAAGCCACAGAGATGCTGGGCAAGATTTCAGACGTCGGGTTGTTCTCTGAGAAGACTGAGATTACCGTCACCTACAACAAGGTGGAAGATTTGGATGAGGCGATCAAGGACAAGATCAGGAAGATGATGCGGCTGCATGCCGTGGATATCTCACCGATCGAGGTGGATGTGGAAGCCGCATTCGGTAAAGCGGAAGTTCTGGAAAATGTAACGCCAAAAGAGGAGTCAGATGACAGCGCAAGCGTCTGACACACTCGATCCGGAGTTCAAAGTTTTGCTGGCGCAGTTGGATAAGCTGCCCGATTCGCAGAAGATGATTATTTTGCAGGACTTGGAGCGTCGTGAGCAGATGCTGGAGAAGCAGCTTGCACAAGATACGTTCATGGGGTTCGTTACTAGGGTGTGGCCGGAGTTCATCGGCGGGCGTCACCACAAGATTATGGCCAAAGCGTTCGAGCGAGTGGCCAACGGGGAGTGTAAAAGGCTGATTATTAACATGCCACCCCGCCATACGAAGTCGGAGTTTGCGAGTTACTTGTTGCCCGCTTGGTTTCTAGGTAAATACCCTAATAAAAAGGTGATCCAGAGCTCAAATACGGGTGAATTAGCGGTTGGATTTGGTCGAAAAGTGCGAAATTTGGTTGATTCGGAGACTTATAAGACGATTTTTCCGAATTTGGAGCTGCAACAGGACTCGAAAGCGGCTGGTAGGTGGAATACCAGCAAGGGCGGCGACTATTTTGCGATTGGTGTGGGCGGAACGGTCACCGGTAAGGGTGCGAACCTGCTGATTATTGACGATCCGCACTCAGAACAGGAAGCTGCGCTCGCCGCGACGAACCCAGATGTGTTTGATAAGGTGACGGAGTGGTATACGTCTGGCCCGCGTCAGCGTTTGCAGCCGGGCGGGGCGATCGTGATCGTGATGACACGCTGGGCTCAGCGGGACTTGACGGGTCAGGTGCTCAAAGCAGCAGCGGCGCGAGGTGGTGAGCAGTGGGAGGTGATTGAGTTCCCCGCCATCATGCCCTCGGGTAAACCCCTATGGCCAGAGTTCTGGTCGCTGCATGAGTTGGAGGCGTTGCGTCAAGAACTTCCGAACGCGAAGTGGCAAGCGCAGTATCAGCAGAACCCTGTAGGTAACGAGTCGGCGATTGTGAAGCGCGACTGGTGGAAGTGGTGGGAGACTGATACGCCGCCGCAGTGTGACTACATTTTGCAGGCTTGGGATACGGCGTTTGAGAAAAGTCAGAGGGCTGACTACTCGGCGGGCACGACGTGGGGGGTGTTTATCAATGATGAAGATAACTCAACACCCAACATTATTTTACTCAATACGTACAAGAAGCGGGTTGAGTGGGTGGAGCTCAAGAAGGATGTGTTCAAGGAATACGAGGAGTGGGAACCTGACAGTGTGTTGATTGAGAAGAAGGCGACAGGTGCGCCTCTAATCTACGAGCTTAGAGCAATGGGGATTCCGGTGCAGGAGTACACGCCCAGTAGGGGTCAAGACAAAATTGCCCGCTTGAACTCGGTCTCAGACATAATTGCGTCTGGGAAAGTGTGGTTACCGCGCACGCAGTGGGCTGAAGAATTGGTTGACGAAGTAGGTTCGTTCCCGTCGGGCGAACACGATGACTTGGTTGACTCGATGACGCTTGCACTGATGCGGTTCCGCCAAGGCGGGTTCCTTCGACTGCCGTCGGACGAGCCAGAAGAGATCAGATATTTCCGCAGCAAGAAAGCTGCGTTCTACTAAGGATTGATATGGCAACAAATATGTTCCCCTCACTGTCGCAAGCTCCGCTGGGCTTGGACTCACTGGCACAACCAGAGGACATCGCAGATGGTCCGGGCATTGAGATTGCCATCGAGAATCCAGAGGGCGTGCAGATCGGGCTTGACGGCATGGTCATTGACTTGATGCCCAAGGAAGAAGAGGAAGATTTCAACGCCAACTTGGCCGAAGAGATGGACGAGGGCGAACTTCAGAAGGTTGCGGGTGACTTGCTGGAGATGGTGGATGCGGACATCAACAGTCGCAAGGACTGGGTTGAGATGTACGTCAAGGGTCTTGATGTTCTGGGGATGAAGTATGAAGAGCGTACCGAACCGTGGCTGGGGGCGTGTGGTGTCTACTCTACAGTCCTCACAGAAGCTGCCGTTAAATTCCAGAGCGAGACTATTATTGAGACTTTCCCGGCTGCGGGTCCCGTCAAAACTGAGATTATTGGAGCGATTGACAGACTTAAAGAAGAAGCAGCGGAGCGCGTTCGTGATGACATGAACTATCAGCTCACCGAGGTGATGCAGGAGTATCGCCCTGAACATGAGCGCATGTTGTACAACTTGGGTCTGGCGGGCAGCGCGTTCAAGAAGGTGTACTTTGATCCGTCGCTTGATCGTCAGGTGGCGATGTTCATCCCTGCTGAAGACATCATCATTCCGTACGGCGCGTCCAGCGCGAACACATCCGAGCGTCTTACGCACATCATGCGTAAGACCAAGAACGAGGTTCTGAAGTTGCAGGTGGCTGGGTTCTACCGCGACGTGGAGTTGGGTGATCCGCAGACTATTCACACTGATGTGGAGAAGAAGAAAGCCGAGGATCAGGGCTACTCACTGACTGATGATGATCGGTTCCAGATTCTTGAGATACACGTTGACTACGACTTGGCGGGCTACGAGGATGAGGACGGCATCGCCCGTCCATACGTCATCACTGTTGAGCGCGGTACGACAAAGGTGTTGGCCATCCGCCGTAACTGGGAAGAAGACGACAAGCGCCAACTTAAGCGTCAACACTTCGTGCAGTACACGTACGTGCCCGGCTTCGGCGCGTATGGGTTGGGATTGATACATTTGATTGGGGGTTATGCCCGTGCTGGCACTTCACTGGTTCGTCAGTTAATTGATGCTGGTACGCTGGCTAACTTGCCCGGCGGCTTGAAAGCCCGGGGTCTGCGGATCAAAGGTGACGACACTCCGATCACTCCCGGCGAGTGGAGAGATGTGGATGTACCAAGCGGTTCGGTGCGCGACAACATCATGCCCCTGCCGTACAAAGAACCAAGTCAAGTTTTGGCGGGGTTGTTGGATAAGATTACCGAAGAGGGCCGTCGTTTAGGTTCTGTTGCGGATATGAACGTCAGCGACATGGGGGCGAACGCTCCTGTGGGTACAACACTGGCTCTGCTTGAGCGTCAACTCAAGACGATGAGCGCGGTTCAGGCGCGTATTCACTATTCGATGAAACAGGAGTTTAAATTACTGCGCGACATTATTCGTGACAATACTCCGGGCGAGTACAGTTTTGATCCGGCGTCTGGTGACCGCAAGGCCAAGCGCGAAGACTACGACATGGTGGACGTTATTCCAGTGTCGGACCCGAACAGTGCGACGATGGCGCAGCGGATCATGCAGTATCAAGCGGTCATTCAGTTGGCCCAAGGCGCTCCGCAGATTTACAACTTGCCCGAGTTGCACCGCCAGATGATTGAGGTGTTGGGCGTGAAGAACGCTGACAAGCTCGTGCCCACTGATGATGACTTGAAACCTCGTGACCCGGTCAGCGAGAACATGAGTTTCTTGACAGCCAAGCCCACTAAAGCGTTTATCTTCCAAGACCACGAATCTCACATTGCAGTTCACATGTCAATGATGCAAGACCCGGTCATCATGGCGCAGATCGGACAGAATCCGATGGCGCAGCAGATGCAAGCGGCCATCATGGCCCACGTTGCTGAGCACGTTGCGTTCTCGTACCGCAACAAGATTCAAGAGCAGCTTGGCGCGACACTGCCAGCACCTGATGCCGAACTTGATGAGGACACTGAAGTTGAGTTGTCTAAGCTTGTAGCTCAGGCTGCGGCTCAGTTGCTCAACATGGACAAAGCGCAAGCGGCTCAGCAACAAGCACAGCAGCAACAGCAAGACCCGATCATCCAGATGCAGCAGCAAGAGTTGCAGATTAAGAAGCAAGACGCCGACACCAAGGCTAAGAAGGTCGAGGGTGAATTGTTGCTCCGCCAAGCAGAGATTGAACTCAAAGCGCAAGCACAGGGTAGTCAGAATCCTGACCCAGTTATGTTAGCTGAGCAGCACCGCATTGAGATGCAGATGCAAATAGAGCGGCACGCGCAAGAGATGCAAGCGGCGCAGCAACAACAACAGATGGCAGCGCAGCAACAACAAGCAGCTATGGCGCAGCAACAACAAGCCCACGGTCAGAAATTGGCGCATGGTGGCCAAGTTCACGGGCAAAAACTTTCACACGCCGACATGGCCCACCGCCAGAAGTTAGCTCACGCTGAGATGGCGCGGATGAACCAGAAGCCAAAGGATGAATGATGGACCCGAAACTTTTTGAGGTGTTAAACAAAAAACTTGAAGTTCAGATTGAGAGCTTCAGGTCGGTTTTGTGTGATGGTGGAGCGAAATCCTACGATCACTACAAAGAACTGAGCGGGACTATCCGAGGTCTCCAACTCGCTCAGTACGAACTCGGTGACCTCGTGCGTAAATTGAAAGACTCTGACGATGACTAACTTCGATGTGCAGGCAGTAGATTTGTCTGGCATTCTCAACAAACCCGTTGAGGAAAAAGCCAAGCAGGTTCCTGATCCAGCGACTTACCATATCCTGTGTATGCTCCCCCAAGCAGAAGAGGAATATGAAGGCGGCTTGCTCAAAGCCAGCCAAACCATGCTGCACGAGGAGCTCCTCTCCCCCGTGTTGTTTGTGGCCAAGATCGGGCCTGATGCGTTCAAAGACAAAAAGCGGTTCCCGTCTGGGCCGTCTTGCAAAGTCGGCGACTTCATCATCACCCGTCCTAACACCGGTACGCGGATGAAAATCCACGGCACTGAGTGGCGTCTTATCAACGACGATTCTGTACAAGCAGTTGTACAGGACCCACGCGGCATCCAGCGCCCATAAGGAATCATCATGGAAAACATTGAAGAAGGCGTAATTGTCGAAGGCATTACGACTGACCATGTTTGGTATAACGCCAAACTTCTCACGGCCAAGATGTCTTTTTGGGAGCATGATTTCCAAAAATTGGTTAACGTTATGGAGGCTCGCCACAAAGAGCATCTGCAAATGATTGCCGATTTATTGGCTGAACGTGCAGTTTTAAAACGCCAAATTGCGGCGTTACAACCGCCCGTTAAGGAGTAATCATGGCTGAAATCGAAAAAACCGAATTTACTTTCCCTGACGAAGAAGTAGATAACCCCCGCAAAGGCGGTAAGGTTGTTGAACCTGAAGCAGAGGATCAAACCGAAATCGAAGTGGTGGATGACACCCCACCAGAAGACCGTGGCCGCAAGCCAATGGCTGAGCCCCCCAAGGAAGTGACCGACGATGAGTTGGCCAAGTACGACGAGGGCGTTCAGAAGCGGATCAAGCATTTTTCCAAGGGTTATCACGAAGAACGTCGCGCAAAAGAGACAGCTCAGCGTGAAAAAGAAGAAGCTTTGCGGGTCGCGCAGGCTGTTTTCGAGGAAAACCAACGTCTCAAAGGGTCTGTAAATCAGAACCAAGCCGCCCTTTTGGAGCAGGCAAAGCGGGTTGTTGGCAACGAAATCGAGGATGCCAAACGTCTTTACAAGGAAGCGTACGAGTCTGGCGACTCGGAAAAGCTGATTGAAGCTCAGGAAGCGTTAACCAATGCCAAAATTAGGGCAGATAAAGTTAACAATTTCAAACCGACCCCTTTACAGGTGGATGAAACTCCTGTACAAATGCCAGCACAACAGGCACAACCTGCGCCCGTGGATGGAAAACTGCTTGCTTGGCAGGAAGAAAATCCGTGGTTTGGCAAGAACAGACGCATGACCTCTTATGCTCTGGGACTGCACGAGGATTTGCTTGAAGAAGGTATCCCAGCGGGCAGCGATGAATACTATAAACGTATCAACGCTGACGTAAAGGAAAGATTCCCGGATCAGTTTGGAACCGGAGAGTCCGTTGATGCGAAACCTCAACGTACTAAATCCAACAACGTTGCACCTGCAACACGTAGCACAGCGCCCAAAAAGATCGTGCTGACGCAGACACAGGTGAATATCGCCAAACGGCTTGGTGTTCCTTTGGAACTCTATGCTCGTAAGGTTGCTGAAGAAATGAGGAAATGAAAATGGATAAGTCCAACCGTATGAGTCGTGAGCTTGATACCCGCGAGAGGGCTGAGCGTCCTAAACAATGGATGCCCCCCAAACTTCTGCCCGATCCGAATCCGGAAGAGGGTTATGCGTTTCGCTGGATTCGTATTTCATCGCTCGGCAAAGACGATGCCACGAACTATTCCTCAAAGCTTGCCGAAGGCTGGGAACCCGTTAAGGCTTCCGAACATCCCGAGATTCGTCTGTTTTCTGCGGCGCAGAATAAATTCCCAGACAGTATCGAGGTAGGTGGTTTGTTGCTTTGCAAAACCCCGGTGGAGTTTACTGAACAGCGTGATGCGTATTACCGCCAACAGGCAGAGGCGCAGATGCAATCAGTAGATAACACCTTCATGCGCGAGAACGATCCTCGGATGCCGATGTTCAAAGAACGAAGCTCTAAGGTGACTTTTGGTAAAGGTATTTAATCTTTTTGGAGTCTGATAATGGCATATCCTACCATTGACAAGACGTATGGCTTTAAACCACTCAATCGCTTGGATGGTTTGCCTTACGCCGGAGCGATCCGTCAAATCCCCATCGCACCTGCTTACGCTACTGCGATTTTGAACGGCGACACTGTTGCTGTTAACACCAGCGGCTATTTGGTCGCTGCATCTACCACTGACTCCGGCAGCATCATTGGCGTGTTGGTTGGTTGCTCGTACACTAACTCGTCTGGTCAGCCAGTTCAGGGTCAGTACTACCCAGCAGCTCAATCCACATCTACCAACATGTCGTTTGGCTATGTTGTGGATGATCCAAGTGCTGTGTTCAAGGTCTGCGCTACTGTCGCTAGCTCAACTACTCCTACGGCTTACAGCCGTGCGATTGTTGGCGCTAACGTGGCTTTGGTTGCAAACGTTGGTTCGACCACCACCGGTGATTCGTACTACGGTATTGACGGTTCTTCCGCCAACACTACCAACACCTTGCCCGTCCGCGTGGTTGACGTTGTGCCTGATACAGCAACTGGCGCTGCCAACGTTGCTGCTACTACGTACTACGAGTTCCTCGTGAAGTTCAACACCGCCCAGTACAACAGTACTACCGGTATCTAAGGAGCTAAATCATGGCTATTTCACGCGCACAACTGCTCAAGGAATTGCTCCCCGGCTTGAACGCTTTGTTCGGTCTGGAGTACGCTAAGTACGGCGAAGAGCACAAAGAAATCTACGAAACAGAGACATCTGAGCGTAGCTTCGAAGAAGAAACGAAACTGTCTGGTTTCTCTGCTGCACCTGTTAAGAACGAAGGCTCTGCCATCGCTTATGACAACGCACAGGAAGCATGGACTGCTCGTTACACCCACGAAACCATTGCAATGGGCTTCTCCATCACTGAAGAAGCAGTGGAAGACAACTTGTATGACTCGTTGTCCAGCCGCTACACCAAGGCTCTGGCCCGTGGTATGGCCTACACCAAGCAAGTTAAAGCTGCTTACGTGTTGAACAACGCCTTCACTGGCGGCCCTACATACGGCGACGGCGTGGTTCTGTGTTCTACCGCTCACCCTCTGGTGTCTGGTGGTACCAACAGCAACCGTCCTACCACTGGTGCTGACTTGAACGAAACATCGTTGGAAAACGCTGTTATTCAGATCGCAGCTTGGACAGACGAACGCGGTTTGCTGATCGCTGCTAAGCCCAAGAAATTGGTCGTTCCTCCAAGCCTGATGTTCGTGGCTACCCGCCTGCTCGAAACCGAGTTGCGCGTTGGTACAACCGACAACGACATCAACGCCTTGAAGAACAACGGCTCGATTCCTGAAGGCTACACCGTTAACCACTTCTTGACAGACACCAACGCTTGGTTCCTGTTGACTGACGTGCCAAACGGCTTGAAGCACTTTGTCCGTACCCCCATGCAAAACAGCATGGACGGTGACTTCGACACAGGTAACGTCCGTTACAAGGCCCGTGAGCGTTACAGCTTCGGCGTGTCTGACCCACTGGGCATCTTCGGTTCGCCCGGTTCGTCCTAATCAAACGGCCCCACAAGGGTAATTTGGAAGCCACCTTCGGGTGGCTTTTTTATTTGTTGCACACACTTTTCTTTTGGTGTATATTGGCTCATCCGGGCTTTCCGGTGTGTCAAACTGTCCCGGCAGACATCATGCAAGATTGACGCACCTTTAACTGCATGAAGGAAACATCATGGGATTCGCAACTCACCTTGGCCCTTGGCTGCTTGGCACTGTCAAAAACACAACCGGCACCACTGCTGGCACAGTCCAGAACACCGGCTGCACAATCGTCGCTCAAACATTCAACCTGACTGCCGCTCAAGTGGCCACAGGTAGCATCGCTGCTGGTTACATCCCCGCAGGCGCTGCAATCACCAGCGTTCAGATTTTGACCACCACTTTGTTTGCTTCGGCCACCACGCTGAAAGTAAGTATTGCTGGCGTTGATACTGCAACCGCAACGACCATCACATCTGCTGGTACATACCCAATTACGTTTGCTGCTACGTTCACGCCTACTCAGGCCAACGTGGGCGCTACTGATGCTGCCTTGACCTTCACAACGACTGGTTCATCTAGCACTGGCGCTGCGACTGTGATCGTGGCTTACATTGTGCGCAACACCGATGGCGCAATGCAACAAGCTGCTCAGCAAAACTAATTGATCTTGGGGGCTTCGGCCCCCGTTTTACAGGAGATTGATTATGATGCAAACAGACGTATTAGCCGGACATCTTGATGTTTCAGGTTTTATTGTTCCTACTGGACGCAATCGTGTAAAACAAGTTGTCTACCAAGGTAGTGGTGGCGGTGCTGGTGTTGTTGAGATATTTGACACAACTTCTGCTCCAGTTACAGGGAGTTATGGCAGATCGGGAACCACGGTTACAGTAACTAAATCCGCACACGGTTTATCAACAGGTAATACTGTGGGTATTGGGTTTAGCGCCGCTAGTGGCGCATCTGCTACAGATGGTAATTATGTTATTACTGTAACGGATTCCAGCACTTTTACATTTGAAGACCCAAATTCTGGCACAGTAACCCCCGGCACCGCTTGTAGATATGTCAACAGTGGTTCTCGTTGGTTGGTCAGTTTTGGTACTTCTCAAAGCGTGACAACGCCTGTTTCAATTTTAGTGCCCGGTGAAGGCATGTTGGCACAACGCGGTATTTACGTAAACATGTCAAATACCAGCTATGTAACGGTGTTCTATGGCTGAAACCAAGCAGACAACTCTGAATGGGCGAAAGCTGTTTATCGGCATACCCGCCTATGATGGGAAGTTAAACATCAAGACTGCTTTTGCTCTGGCGCAGCTTATGCCCAAAGCAATGCAGCTTGGTGTGTCTGTTATTTTGTCTGATCTGTCCAACTGCTCCATCATTACGATGGCGCGAAACTCTTTGGTTCATGAGTTTTTGAAGACGGACGCAACAGAGTTGTTGTTCATTGATAGCGATGTAATTGTTACGGCAGACGACATCTTGCGGTTGATGGCTCAGAGCGGTGACAAAGACATCACCACTGGTGCGTACCCACGCAGAGCCAAAGACCAAAACTTTTTTGCTGACCTGTATTTTGACGCCAACGGCGATCTGGAGTTTGATGGGTCACTGATGCGTGTCGAACGTGCGCCCACGGGGTTCATGTTGATCCAGCGGCATGTTCTTGAGCAGATGGTGTTTGTCCACCCTGAGTGGGCCTACGAAAAATCACCGACTGAAACAGTATCGGCCGTGTTTGACTTTGCTATCGTTGATGGCAAGTACGTAGGCGAAGATTACTTGTTCTGCGACCGCGCTGCTCAAATGGGTTTCACAGTTTACATTGACGTAGACATCAGCTTGCCGCACGTAGGCGCGAATGAATTCAGTCGTAATTTCCGGGAAGAGGTCGTAATGCCTTTGATGGAAAACATTTACAACTCCAAGCTGAAGGCGGCATGATGGCGACCAAAAAGAAAACCCCATCTTTGGCTGTAGGCCGTGGCGAGAAACTGCCCGTGTCCAAGGGTGCGGGTTTGACTGCCAAAGGCCGGGCCAAGTACAACGCTGCAACAGGCAGCAACCTCAAAGCTCCGCAGCCACAAGGCGGGCCACGTAAAGATTCATTCTGTGCCCGCATGTCGGGCATGCCCGGTCCTATGAAGGACGAAAAAGGCAAGCCTACCCGCAAGGCGGCTGCACTAGCAAGATGGAAGTGCTGACATGGAAATGATGCTTTGGAACGCAGCCCTAAGCGCCATTGTGGCGGTTATGGGCTTTTTGCTTAAAGGCAAGTTTGACGAGTTGGATCGGCTAAGCATTTTGTTAAACCGGACCCGGGAAGAAGTTGCGCGTGACCATATTACGCGAACTGAATTCAGGGCGGACATGCAACAATTACTTGACCGTTTTGATCGACTTGAGCGTAAGATTGATAATCTGAGGACGTCAAATGCCCAGCACGAGTAAAAAACAGCACAACTTTATGGAAGCGATTGCACATTCGCCATCGTTTGCTAAAAAGGTAGGGGTCCCACAATCTGTGGGCAAAGACTTTTCAACTGCGGACAAGGGCCGCAAATTCTCAAAAGGTGGCGACATGAAAAAGATGAGTATGGGCGGATACGCAGATGGCGGTATGACTATGGTTAATAAGGGCGGCAAAATGGTTCCCGACTTTGCTGCTGATGGCATAGGCAAAATGGCTAAAGGCGGCATGGCTAAATTTGAAAAGTCTGGCAAAGACGTCGAATCTAAAGGCATGCGCGAAGGTTCTAAAGCCGACATGGCTATGGATAAAAAACAGATGATGGGCATGAAAAAAGGCGGCATGGCTGAAGGCGGCATGATGGACAAAGCCCAAGACAAAGCCATGATTAAAAAAGCTTTTAAGCAGCACGACGCTCAAGAGCACAAAGGCGGCAAGGGCACGTCTTTGAAGCTGGCTAAAGGCGGTACATTCCGCGCATCAGCTAACGGTATTGCTACTAAAGGCAAGACCAAAGGCACCCAAGTAAAAATGATGCGCGGCGGCGCTTGCTAAGGAGAATATTATGGCAACTCGTAAAACAAAACGGTATGATGAAGGCGGGATCACGGCTTCTGACGACCAGCAAGACGGCGCGGCTAATTTGGCTAAGATGATGGGCCGCACGCCAACCCCGCAGGCCCAAGATTTTCCGCCTGAGCGCATTATCAGACCAATGGACCGCCCAATGCCAATGGATTTCCCGCCTGAGCGCATTATCGGAGAGCCGGGTCCAACTCAAGAAATGGATTTTCCGCCTGAGCGCATTATCCCAGAGTTTGGTCCAACTCAAGAAGATGTTGCCCCCAAACGAAGCCGCCCAATGCCCATGCCAATTCGCGGCGGGCAGATGGGGTCTATGCGGTCTGCTCCCGGTGCAGAGCAAAGTGAAAAAATGGTTGACGCAGTAAAAAACATTATGGCTCGTCAAGGCCGACAACCAATTCGCGCACGCGCTATGGGCGCAGGCATGGGTGGTTATGCCAAAGGCGGATCGGTTTCCAAAGCATCAAGCCGTGCAGATGGTATTGCCCAGCGTGGTAAGACTCGCGGAAAGATGTGTTGATATGTTAGCCAGTCGCGGCATGGGAGACATCTCCCCCTCTAAGATGCCCAAAGGCTCAAAAAAAGCCAGACGGGATAACACTGATTTCACTCAGTATGCTGAAGGTGGAGCTGTTGGTTTGTATGCCAATATCAATGCTAAAAAGAAACGCATAGCCGCTGGTTCTGGTGAAAAAATGCGCAAGCCCGGGGCCAAAGGCGCACCTACTGCCGACGCATTTGTGCAATCTGCCAAAACTGCAAAGGTGTAATCATGGCTGAAAAATGGATTCAAAAGGCAATCAAAAAGCCCGGCGCTTTGAAGAAAGAGTTGGGCGTTCCTGCGGGTAAAACAATCCCCACCAAGAAGCTTGCTGCAGCAGCAAAAAAGCCCGGCAAAATGGGTCAACGCGCACGTTTTGCTGAAACCCTCAAAGGCATGAAATGACCACTACCGGCTCAACCCTCTTTAACATGGACTTCACCGAGATTGCGGAAGAGGCATGGGAGCGTGCGGGCCGGGAGATGCGTTCAGGTTATGACCTGCGAACTGCCCGTCGTTCGATGAACTTGATGACCATCGAATGGCAGAACAAGGGTATCAACATGTGGACGATGGAGCAAGGCTTCATCAACCTCACGCCCGGCTTGGCTACGTATGCGCTACCAACCAACACCATTGATTTGCTGGAACATGTAATCCGTACAGGGTCTAACACCGCTTCTACACAAGCTGACTTAACAATCACACGTATTAGTGTTTCTACCTATGCAACCATCCCAAACAAGTTACAACAGGCAAGACCGATTCAAGTATGGGTTCAGCGGTTATCTGGCGAAGTCAATCCTACAAGTTCTGTTTTATCCTCAACAATCAGCGCCACGGACACCACGATCACGCTTAACTCGGTGGTTGGGTTAGCTGGATCAGGTTTTATCCGTCTGGACACTGAAGACATTTACTATACCTACATCACGGGCAACGTCATTGGAGGCGTGTTCCGTGGTCAAAACAATACAACTGCAGCTACGCACACAGCAGCTACGGCCGTCTTTGTCCCGCAGCTTCCAGCCGTAACAGTATGGCCGACGCCCGACAACAGTACACCTTACCAATTTGTTTACTGGAGACTGCGCAGAGTGCAAGATGCCGGCGCAGGTGCTGAGACAGCAGACATGAACTTTAGGTTTTTACCATGTGTTGTTGCTGGTTTGGCATATCACATTGCAGTCAAGACCCCTGAGCTGATGCCTCGCATCCAAATGCTCAAACAGATTTACGATGAAACATTTGAGATAGCTGCCGGCGAAGACAGAGAGAAGGCGGCTATTCGTTTCGTCCCCCGGCAAATGTTCATTAGCGGTGGTGGTTACTAATGGGTAATCGTTTTGCTTCCGGTCGAATTGCAATTGCCGAATGTGACAGATGCGGCGGCCAATTCAAACTGAAAAAGCTCAAAGAGGAAGTAATTAAGCAGCGCAAATATCAATTGTTGGTTTGTCCTGAATGCTGGGATCCTGATCAGCCGCAGTTGATGCTGGGTACATTCCCAGTAGATGACCCGCAGGCGTTGCGCAACCCACGCAGGGACACAACGTATGTGACTTCAGGGGTAAATGCATCTGGCAACTTGTCTGGCGGCTCAAGAGATATCCAATGGGGCTGGCGGCCAGTTGGCGGTTCTAGCGGTTTTGATGCGTCTCTTACACCAAACTATTTGGTGGAAACGACATTTGTTGGTACAGTAACGGTTACAGTTTCATAGGAGTCAATCATGACATTTAAACGCGCAGCAGATGGTATTGCCAAAAAAGGCAAAACTGATGGCAAGAATTTGGGCAACAGTGGCCCCATGCAAAAAGAAATGATGGGCGGTAAGGGAAAAGCCAAAGGTGTAACGGGCGAGGCTATGCGTGCAGTAGGTCGCAACATGGCTCGTGCTAACAATCAAAAGCGAGGCTAATCATGGCTACATTTAGCAAAAAAATGATGGGCAAGGAAGTTGGCGATGCCAGCGTTTATGCTAAGCCGCACACCATGAACGGCAAAGCCGTCACAATGGAAACAAATCCCGGCAAAGGCCCAAACCGTAGCAAGCTTGATACGTTGGACGTTAGTATTGGCGCTGAAAGCAAGTCGGCAGGCGACGAGCCTATCAAAACCAGCGGCATTAAAATCCGTGGTACTGGCGCAGCAACTAAAGGCTTGATGGCCCGAGGCCCGATGGCATGACATACACCGAACTTGTCACCTTGGTGAGTGATTACTGTGAGAACACGTTTCCCACGGTAGACATGAACACGTTCATTAAGCAAGCTGAACAGCGTATATACAACACCGTTCAGCTTTCTAATTTGCGGAAAAATGTGACGGGCGTGTTGAGCAGTGGCAACAAGTATTTGTCGTGCCCTGACGATTTTATGTCTACGTATTCGTTGGCTATTTATCCGGCTGCTGGCGGCGAGTATTTGTTCCTGTTGAACAAAGACGTAAACTTCATGCGTGAAGCTTATCCCAACCCAGCGACCACAGGTAAGCCAAAGCATTACGCTATTTTTGGCCCAACAGTTTCTGGAAGTACCATCACCAATGAATTGTCTTTCATTGTTGGCCCTACACCAGACGCCTCTTACGGGGCTGAGCTGCACTATTACTATTATCCTGAATCAATTGTAACTTCTAACACAACATGGTTGGGCGATAACTTTGATTCAGCATTGCTGTACGGTACTATGTGCGAGGCAATCACTTATATCAAGGGTGAGCCGGACATGGTTCAGCTTTACTCAGATCGTTACGTCCAAGCAATTGCATTGCTTAAGAACTTGGGTGATGGCAAACAACGCGGTGATGCTTACCGAGACGGACAAGTTAGGGTTCAAGTGTCATGAGTTCCATCCTGCAAACTCAAACCACCAGCTTCAAAAAAGAGCTGTATCAGGGTATTCACGACCTGTCTACCGACACAATCAAGATTGCCTTGTATACCGCTGCCGCAGATTTAAACGAAGCTACGACCGTTTACTCTAGTGCGAATGAAGTTGTAGCGTCTGGCTATACAGCAGGCGGTCAAATTATGACCGGCGTAGCGATCAGCAGCGATGGCTACACAGCCTACGCTAACTGGAGCAACGTAAGCTGGACGGGCGCGATCACTGCTCGCTGCGCTTTAATGTACAACGCAAGCAAGGGCAACAAATCGGTGGCGGTTTTAGATTTTGGTTCTGACAAATCTTCAAAAACTACGTTTCTTATTACCATGCCAGCCAACACATCAACGTCTGCGCTTATCAGGAGTTCAAATTGATTGTTACCACCACCAAAGGCGACATGGACGATTCTCTTCTTGTGAAGCAAGAAGGTGTTGTGGATAATGACGATGAATACACCACATGGGTGGAATATTGGCTGGGCGAAGAACTTGTTCACCGATCCGCGCATGTCACTCTAAAAAAAGCGCCTGTATTTATAGGCGCTGAAGCTGCTTCTTTTTAAGGCATTTGTGAAAATTACGCATACATGCACCGTTTGCAAGGAAGAAAAATCCTTGTCGGAGTTTCCTGTGCGTAAAACACATCGGCCCGGGAAACCTGTTTCACAATGCACCAAATGTCGTGTGGCTTACAACAAAGCGTATAGGGCCAGCAACAAAGAAAAAGTTTTGGAAATTGAGCGTCGAAGCAAGTTGAAGATGACGTATGGTATTACGCCCGAACAATATGATGCTCTGCTGGCTCAACAAAATGGTAAATGTGCAATTTGTGCGACCAAAACACCGGGCGGTAGGACTAAAATGTTTTTTATTGACCATTGCCATACCACCAGCGATGTTCGTGGTCTGCTTTGTATGAGATGTAACACCGGGCTGGGTTTGTTTTTGGACAACCCAAAGTTTCTTTCAAAGGCAATTTCTTATTTAAAGGAGTATTCAAGTGAGTAATACCCAATCCATGTGTACTTCGTTTTTGGGCGAATTGATGACTGCCACCCATAACTTTGGTGCATCTCCAATTCGTGCGGCCTCTACTGCCGATACATTCAAGGGCGCTTTGTATTTGGCTTCAGCAACGTTGAATGCATCAACTACAGCGTACTCAGCAACCGGTGAAGTGACTGGCACAGGATACACTGCTGGCGGTGTATCGGTGACCAACGCAACAGCTCCAGCCTCGACTAACTCGTCGGCCACGGCAGGTGTGGGGTACTGGACACCATCGGGAAGTTTGGTGTACTCCACTGTAACGTTGAGCACTGCATTTGATACTGTGTTGATTTATAACAGCACTCAGTCCAACAAGGCTGTGTCTGTCCACACATTTGGTTCGCAAACCATCACTGCTGGTACGTTTACACTAACCATGCCAAGCAACACAACAACCACTGCACTGTTGCGCCTCGCTACAACTTGACCTAACTTTCAGGTCTGGGGAGGGCCATGTTCGGATTAGCCCCATTTGCAGATGTCCCGTTTGCTGCGCTTGGATCGGTAATTGTTCCTGTTACAGGAAATGCCGCATCCGGTTCGGTAGGCACGGTCTCGCCTAGCATTACGATTGCACTGACAGGTGTTTCGGCTACAGGCTCAACTGGCACAGTTACTCAAGGCACAATCCTTACAGGGGTTCAAGCCACAGGCTCCGTTGGCTCTGTAACGCAGAGTAAATCCGTTGCTCTTACAGGAGTTGTTGCAGCAGGCTTGCTGGGCACGGTCCAGTTCTCAAAAAGCGAAGGCCAAACAGGAGATGCGGCAAATGGTTTTGTCGGCACAGTTGGCCCCGTGGTGTCTGTTGCACTCACAAGCGCAACGGCCTCTGGTGCTGCCGGGACAGTTTTTCAAGGCAAACAAGCAGACCTGACAGGATCTTCTGCATCAGGGCTCTTAGGAACCTTGTCACCAGCCCTGTCTAGGGCGATAATTGGAGTACAAGCAAATGGCAGCTTGGGTTCGTTTGGAATATTTTACTGGAGCCTGATTAATGATTTTGAAGATGCAAATTGGCAAATTATCAACAATCCAGAATCCGCAGGATGGCAATCAATAGACACTGCAGATGATGCAAGTTGGGCGCTCATTGATTTGCATGACTCATAAAGGTACATCATGGCTTTAGTTTTATCAGACCGCACACTGCAAACCGGAACCGCCAACACGACGGTCAGTTTTACACTGTCTGGCAGCGTTACAGGCTATCAATCCTTTGCCGTCATCGGTAACGGCAACACAACATATTACTCGGCCACAGATGTCTCGGGGAGCTGGGAGGTGGGGATTGGCACGTACTCTACAACCGGCCCAACACTGACCCGCACTACCATTTTAGCGTCCAGCAACTCTGGCAGCGCGGTCACGTTCAGTGGCACGGTAACGGTGTTTGTTACATACCCCGCAGAGAAGTCCGCCAACACCAATGCAGCCCTGTCATCGGGTCGCGTAACTTATGCCACAACCAACGGCCTGCTGACTGACTCTGCTGGTTTGACCTTTGACGGCACGAACTTTGCCACCACCGGAACGGCAACGGCTACAAAACTTATTCCCACAGGAACTAGCGTAACGGGCAACGGTATGTACTTGCCTGCCACCAATTCAATTGGCATTTCTACGGCAGGGGTAAACGCTGTTTACATAGACGCAAGCCAGAACGTAGGTATTGGAACGAGTTCGCCTCTTGATAAATTATCAGTTTCAACTTCTACAGCAGGGGGTGTTGGAGGCGTTATTTCAGCAGCAAATGGGGCAATAGCTACAATAGGAAATGAAGCTGTTTTAGCTTTTAGGAATGCTTCTCAGTTTGGTACTACATATTATTCGGGAAAAATTAGGTCAGTAATGACCAATGCTACTTCATTTTTAAGTGATTTAGCGTTTAATGTTTATGATGCTTCTGGCCCAAATGGTTTAGAAGCAATGCGTATTCAATCTTCCGGTAACGTAGGTATTGGGACGAGTTCGCCAAACGGCCAACTTTCTTTTGGTTTGGGCGTTGGTAATTCTGGAGCGTTAAAAACATATAACAATAACGACATTTCTGGTTTTTCAACCTATTCCATAACTGATGGAACTCGCGTATCAGATTTGTATGCAGGGGGCGCTCCAAATGGCGCGGCAGGCGGGAGCATTTTTAGATTCCTGACAACATCAATTACGGCGTCCACATTTCCCACCGAACGCATGCGTATCGATTCCTCCGGTAACGTAGGTATTGGGACGAGTACAACGACTAACGGCAACCTTACTGTCCAACAAGCCAGCGCAACTACTGGCGGCCCTGTTTTAACTTTGTGGAACAGCAACGGTTCTGCAGGCAACACTTGCGGATATTTGAAGTTTTACAGTAACACAACTGTTAGAGCACAAATTCACAGTGTTGTTGATTCAGGAGGCCCATTCTATGGAAACTTAATATTCAGCACGGGCGAAAATACGCTTACAGAACGCGCCCGTATAGACTCCAGCGGGAATTTGCTGGTGGGGACCACAGCCTCCGCACCTACTGCCCCATTTGCTGGAGGAATAGTTGTTGCAGGGACTTTTAGAACAATTGCTGTATCTGGCGGTGTAGCTAATGCTGCTTCTGCGACATTGTTTACCATCACCGCAGACTCAGCATATTTAGTAACTGCTCAAACAGGAAATGCAAGCGGTCTTAGCGTTACTGCCCTTGTAAGATATGTTTCTGGTGGAAATCCTGCAGCGGCAACAATTTTGTCTATTGACAATGCGGGATTTACTATAACCATGAGTGGCACATCAGTACAAATTACAAATGCTCTTGGTGGGCCTGTAAATTATACTGCAAATGCAACGCGAATTTTTTAAATAAAGGAAAATCATGACTACTATCACTTGGATCATTGAATGGATGAACGCATCTACTACTGAAATCAACGGCTTCACTGAAGTTGTTCTGACTGCTGGCTGGCGCTGTAATGGCACAGATGAAACATTTAGCGGGACTGCTTATGGCACTTGCTCATTCCCTCAACCCGCAGAAGGTGGTTCGTTTACACCGTATGCTCAACTGACCCAAGACCAAGTGCTTGGCTGGTGCTGGAACAACGGTATTGACAAAACAGCAACTGAAACACTGGTGAACAACCAAATTCAAAACCAGATTAACCCTCCGGTCGTCCAGCCACCGTTGCCTTGGGCCGCATAACTGGGTAACATCAGCAACAATTTGGCAAATGCCTATTTGAGGTTTAAACATGACTACAGCATATACATCGCTCTTGGGATTGGCACTGCCAGTTACAGGGGAACTTAATGGCGCTTGGGGGGATGTGGTAAACAACTCCATCACTTCGCTCTTGGACTCCGCTATTGCAGGGACAACTACGCTGAGCTCTGATGCTGATGTCACGCTAACCACAACTTCTGGCACAGCCAATACGTCGCGGGAAGCTATTCTGCTATGGTCTGCAGGCGGAACGGCCACCCGGTACATCACGGCCCCGGCGCAGTCAAAGATTTACACGGTCATCAATGCAAGCTCAGGCACTCAATCTATTGTGCTTCGAGCTTCAGGCCCGACCACGGGTGTAACCATTGCAAAGGGTGAGGCTGCCGTCTGCGCTTGGAACGGTTCTGATTTCATCAAGATCAGCAACACATCTGGCGCTGGTTTGTTTACTTCAATCACCAATGCTGGCTTAACATCGGGCCGTGTAGTGTATAGCACTACAGGCGGTCTGGAGACTGATTCTGCCAACTTGGTTTTTGACGGTACAACTTTGTCGGTTGGCGGGCAAGGCTCACTCGCAAACGCCACGTTGACTGCAAACGGCGGTATTGCCGCAAAAACAGCTTCTGGATCTGGAACCGTGCCGTATCTGCAACTGTACAACGGTAATGCTGGAACCAATTTAAAAACATGGCGTATTGGTAATGTAACTAGCGGTGACTTGTCGATTGAAACCGTTAACGATGCGTACAGTGCGGCAACAGGTCGGATGACAATTCTTTCCGGCGGCAACGTAGGTATTGGTACAAATTCACCAGCCCAAAAACTTGATGTAAACGGTGATGCTTTAATTTACGGCGTTACCGTAGGCCGTGGCGGGGGCGCTGTGGTAACAAACACTGCGGTGGGTGCAAGTGCATTGATATCAAATACCACTGGTATTGGCGTAACGGCTTTTGGTGCAAGTGCTTTGTATAGCAACACTGCCTCCAACAACACGGCTGTTGGTACTGCCAGTTTGTATGCCAACACAACAGGAACTTTTAATCTTGCCGTTGGTGCTGCTCTTGCGGGTGGTGCTAATGGAACTTTAGGGGCCAACACAACTGGCAGCTATAACACGGGGATTGGCGCTCGTACCCTGCAAGCAAACACAACAGCAAGTAGCAACACGGCAGTCGGTTATGCCGTTATGTATTACAATACAACTGGCGCATTTAACACAGCAATCGGTGAAAGCGCCCTTACTTCCAACACCACGGCATCTAACAACACTGCTGTCGGCTATCAGTGCATGTACAGCAATACGACTGGTACTGGAACTGCGGTGGGCTATCAAGCGTTATTGTCCAACACCACTGGATCGGTTAACGTTGCGATTGGATGGTCTGCGCTTGGATCAAACACAACCGGCACGGGCAACACCGCAATTGGTCAAGCATCTAGCGGAGTATTTAACGGCGCTCTGTACGCCAACACTACCGGCACTAACAATACCGCAATTGGCGCGGGTGCTTTAATCCAAAATACCACAGCCTCCAACAACACTGCTGTTGGTTATCAGGCGGGGTATAGCAATACCACTGGTACGGAGTTAACAGCATTGGGCGTTAATGCTCTTAGGGTTAATACTACTGGGGGCTACAACACAGCCAGTGGTGCTGGTGCATTGCAAAGCAACACTACAGGATCAAGAAATTCTGCATTTGGTGATTCTGCGTTAAGCAGCAACACAACCGGAGACTTTAATACTGCGGTAGGTATGTTGGCGGGGTACAGTAATACAACCTCTGGAAACAGTGTTTACATTGGTTACCAAGCGGGCTATAGCGCAACTGGGGCGCAAAACATCGGCGTTGGTTCAAGTGTTCCGGGTTTTTACAATGCCTCCTTGTACTCGGCAACTGGCAGTGGCAATACGGCGTTGGGAGCCGCCGCTGGTGGTGGCATTAGTTCGGGCAATACAAACATTGCAATTGGCAGCACCGCAATGGCTGTCGGCCCAGTCACTGGAAGCACCAACGTTGCGATTGGTTGGGGTGCTGGACTCTCATTGACAAGCGGCTCAAGCAACACATTTGTTGGCTCAGGCAAAGCTGGATTTTTGAACGGTGCTGGCAATCTTGTGACCACAGGTAGCGCAAACACCATTCTTGGAACTTACTCCGGCAACCAAGGCGGCCTTGATATTCGCACCGCAAGCAACTACATCGTGTTGTCCGATGGGGACGGAGTTCCACGGATTTATGTAGACAATCTAGGGAACACTTGGTTTACGGCTACAACTTCTACAATTTATTCGGTTGGTACATATAATTCAACAACAGCAACGGCATCAAACATTAACGTACGCAGCGATGGCGCTTTCCAGCGTTCAACTTCCGCCTTAAAATATAAACAAGATGTACGTGATCTTGAAGAAATGGACATCAACCTTTTGCGCCCAGTTCGCTACAAGTCTAAATGCGAAAATGACGACCAAACCAAAGATCATTTAGGCTTAATTGCTGACGAAGCGGCAGAGGCTGGCTTTGAAGAACTTATTACTCGCGGCAATGATGGCGAGGTTGAGGGTTTTCAATACGAACGTTTGACTGTTATTTTGCTTAAAAAGTTGCAAACCCAAGACGCAATTATCAAGTCACTCAAGACACGTTTGGATGCTGCGAATTTTTAAATACGCCATTTTTTTGGGCCAAGGTTTAAAATAACACGGGGTTACGCCGCTGCCCCGTCTCAGCGGTACTGGAGAACTGTAAATGAACGAAGAGCAAAAAACGCCCATTAACCTGACACTGTCTTTGGGCGCGATTAACATGATCTTGGCTGCTCTGGGCAAAGCGCCTTATGAGCAAGTGGCCGACTTGGTTCAAGTCATCCGCGATCAAGCTGTGCCGCAAATCTCTGAGCAAGCCGCGCCAGCAGAACAACCCAACCCGTAACTCCGGGGCAAAGGGGGCGCTGGCAGACCGTCCTGTAGGGTTGAAGTCTGCCTAAAATTTGAAAGACCAATATGAAATATGCATTGCTTTTGTGTCTTGTTTTGTCCGGTTGCGGAGTGGGTTCAGACCCTGCCCCTCAAGACAGAACCATGTCTGTACGTTTGTCTTTTGATGCTGTCCCGCCTAGCCCTTTTGTGCTTGGCCCAAGTGGTACTCAAGCAACGCCTGCATCTGCGCCTGTAGTTACATTTGTGACTGGCCCCGTGGTTGGACCAACAGCCATTACAAATCCACCAATTGTTGTTGTTGGCCCTACACCCCCCATTAATTGGTGTACAGACGGGTTTGTGATTGGCCCATGTGTACCATTACCTCCTGTATTAGTTCGACTTGATGCAAATGTGGTGTTGCCAGCGCCGTTTTTCCGAGGCCCTATTACTCCAGAATTTGTTGCAGGTCCAGTTTCTACTGTTACTTTTAGTGCCACGCCCATTGTTGGTCAATCTGCAACTGTTAGACCTGAAATTTTTATAAGTGGATTGGCGTCACCTCGAATTGATTGGTGTACAGATGGACATGTAGTTGGACCGTGTAAACCAATTCCACCTATATGCGGCTCTAATGGATTTGTTGCTGGCCCTTGCCCTTAAAGGAGATAAATATGGACGACAAAGGAGCTTTGATTGAAAAACTCACGTTTGCTTTGTTGCCACTGCTGTTTTCATGCGTGGTGTACTTAATGTCGGCTTTGTCCAATCTGGGCCATGAGGTCACAATACTCAACAG